GCAATGCATCAGCAACCTCTGATGACATCCCCTTCTAAGGTTATCGGTCTGTACGCATCTATTGAATGGGGGTTGAGGGACATTGAGTTTCTCAGCCCCTACTTCTTCAGGTGTAATCACGGCAAGTTTGGGTGTCACTTCGTCGATCACAAGGACGGGAAGATATTCATAAGCTGGAGGGAAGACATGAGGGATGATGAGTATGATGTGTATGTCATACGCAACAAAGAGCGTGGAGATAATGCTGTATTGTTCAAGGCTAAAGACCTTGAACCTATGTCGAATAAATGGGTAACATTTGAATGGATAGCAAAGCACTTAAAGAAGAAGTGGAGAGTGGACTTCCTCCCATCTACTTCTGCAACATAGATGTATCGTACAAGAAAGGAAAGAAAAAGATGACCACTCACAACATGAACATAGATGTGGTGAGCAGGTTCAACACCATAAACGGAATGCACGCAGACAAGTTTACAATGGACAGCATCAAAGACCAAGTGTACGGGAGTACATACAAAGGTCAGAAGCACGTCATGGTAAGAAGCATAAAATCATACAAGATAGTAGGACACGTAAATTCAAATGCACTATGAGCTTTTATATTGAGGCAAGAACGCACAGGTGGTATCTCATCCCTTCTGTGTGCTTGGCAAGAGAGCCAAGAGATTTTGGTAATGGTGGTAGCTGGCACTTGTCATGCTATTTCTTAATGTGGAAACTAAGATTCGATTTCTGATGAGCGCAAAAGACAAACAAGTGGGTGGTAACCACTACAAGAAGATGAATGTAGAGGTATATGAGTTCTGCATGGCAAACAACATACCTTTCGTAGAGGGGAACATCATCAAGTACGTGTGCAGGTACAAAGACAAAGGAGGTCTTGACGATCTCAACAAGGCCAAGCATTACCTTGAGATGCTGATTGAAAGTATGACTATTGATTACGAATATGTCGTAACGAATAAGCCGTAACGTGATTGTAGCATCGTATATTCTAAGTGTTGTAATCTTGTTCTGGATGTTCAAGGTATACCATAACGGGTATAAACACAACAAGAAACGATAAAATCAACCCCATTGGGTATACTTGAGGTCACAATCTGTGATGTCATAAAGCATCATTAAATGGGCAAATCAAGTGTTAATCGTTCAAATAAACACCAGTAAACAGAAATGTTGGTAAAAATTTGCATGAGAATTCATTCATAAACCACTGATTTTAATCTTAGTGAATGACATATCATACAACACCACAGACGAATGAATGAAGTTGAAGTATTTATGAACCGTATGAAGCGTATTGGTATTGAACTCGAACTAATGGGTAATGTACCTTGGATTTATTTATCTAAGGTAAACGGCAATAAAATACTACCTGAAGATTACAATGCTAATCATGGTTTTACTATCGCTTGGAATATGGATAAGATTGAATTGGATTCTGATACCAAACGAATATTCAAAGTAATTAGGAAATACAGATGAAAACAGCGATAGATTGGTTAGTAAGCGAACTCCCAACGATTGATTGGAGTGACCCGTACTACAAATCCAAGCTCGAAGAAGCTAAGGCGATGCAGAAGGAGCAAATTATGGATGCCTATTGGGAAGGCGGTCAATGGGTTCCGATTCATTATAGCAGCTGCGAGAAATACTACAACGAAACCTTTAACACCGAAGACAAATGATGGCAGCCACTATAGCAATAAGTGTATTAATAATCTCACTACCGTTCTTTATTACTTACGAACGTAAAAAGCGCAAAGAATTAGAGCGTCTTGTGGGTCAGCAGACCAAAGTAATTCGAAACCTAGAAAGATATGCCACAAACATAGAAAACGATTTTGTTCTACTTGAGGGACGCGTCGAAACTCTTGATGAAGAGGTGCGTGAGTTGCAACAAAAACAATTAAACCCTTAATCATGAAAGTAACACTTGAACTCAACTTGCCTGACCAGCAAGAGAGATTTGACAATCTCATGAACGGAGCAAAGTGGAAGTATGTAGTCAGAGAAATAGACGAGTACATGAGGGAGCTGATTAAATGGAACTCAGAGAACTTAGATGAGTCGCAGCTACTTACAGTGAGGCAAATCAGAAGTATGCTACTTCAGTATTTAGAACAAGAAAACTTAAGATTACACGAATGAAAGACCAATGCGAAAACTGCGAGATAGCTAAATACAAAAAAGCTATTGAGCACATAGAGAACAACTTCAGTGATATACTGAACTACTACTCACACAGGTACAGCGGCCCTCAGATTAAAGCAATAAAGCACGTTGCTGGGCATGTGCAATCCATCCTTATGACGCATGGGGTGATAGATTTTGACGACATAAAAAGATACGACAAAATGAACTTTACAGAACTAATTCAAGCCACTATTGAGTGGGGGAATCAACGCGGATTGATTCAAGAGCGAAACGCTACACGGCAGATGCTCAAAGTAACAGAAGAGATTGGCGAACTGGCTGGGTCTATTGCTAAGAACAAGCGTGAGGACACGATCGACGCGATCGGAGACAGCCTCGTAACGCTTATCATATTGTCAGCACAGCTTGGGCTCGATCCTGCTGAGTGCTTGCGACAAGCTTACGACGAGATTGCTAACCGAAAGGGAGAAACAGTTGACGGAGTATTTATTAAGTCATGAAAGTAAGTTTAGTAAACATAACACCAGATGCTGAGAAGCATATCGTAGAGGTCGCTCGCGTGTCTTCGTCACGCAAAGACAAGAAGCAGAACTACGAGGGGCTAATTAAGTACCTTATCAATCACAAGCACTGGTCTCCATTCGAGCACGCATACGCTACGTTTGAAATAGAAACGAGCAAGGCCATCGGCATACAACTAATACGCCACAGGTCTTTCACCTTCCAAGAGTTCAGTCAGCGGTATCAAGATGTTGGTATGTATGGAGATATGTTTGAAGAGGTTGAGCTTCGTGAACAAGCGAAAGACAACAGGCAATCATCGACAAAGTTGCTGACGCGGTCAATCACATCATGTGGTGGGAAGATAGATGCAAACGAATTGGTAGAAGAGCACCTGCGTATGGCAGACAAGCTATACAGAGACTTGATTGATCACGGTGTAGCACGTGAAACTGCACGCATGATCCTGCCCATGTGCACGAAAACAACAATTCATATGACTGGTAGTGTCCGAAGCTGGATACATTTCTTGCAACTTCGCGATGACGAACACGCCCAAAAAGAAATACAGCTTATAGCTAAAGAGATTAAGGCGCAACTCGAAAACATATTGCCAGTCACATTCAAAGCATTTTCAAATGAAAGTAACGATATTTCAGAATGTCTTTCAAAAAGACCAGCCACACCATATCCAACTTGGAACGGCCTTAAAGAGGATTCAGGAGGGGAATTCTGCAACCACGATTGATGAGGTTAGGTCTGGAAACAAAGAAGCAAAGAAGAAGCTCCCCGTTGTATTATTCAGCGGGGAGTTTTCGTCACGCGCTGACGAGGCGCTGTTTGAGCACAGCGGATTCATTGTACTTGACTTCGATCACATTGATGTGCAGAAGTCGAAGGCGGTTCTTAGCACGGATGACTATGTCTACAGCTGTTGGATTAGCCCGTCTGGGGACGGCCTTAAGGCGTTAGTACGTATCACCAACCCAGAGCGCCACAGGGATCACTTCAGGGCTCTTGTGCGGTACTTCTACAAGCAGTACAGCCTTGAGGTTGATGAGTCTGGAGTAAACGAGTCCAGGGCGTGCTTTGAGTCTTACGACCCTGAGATCATCGTGAACACTGATGCTCAGAAGTTCGGGGCGTTTGCCACAGAGAGGAGCGAACAGGTTCAAGAAGCGAGGAAGGAGTCAGTTACTGACTACATGAAGCTGAACCTTGCTTGTAGAATGATTCGACAGGCAGAGGATGGTGAGAAACATGCCATGTTGCTAAAAGCTGCTCGACTTGTTGGTGGTTATGTAGCCGCTGGCCGTATCGAGGAGGAGGAGGCTGTTCGTGTTTTGTTCCGTGAGATTGCGAAGAGAGATATCGACTCTGAGGAACACGCTTACAAGACCATTAGGGAAGGGCTTGAGAAGGGTAAGCAGGATCCGATCAGGGAGACCATTGACCAAGAGCAAGACGCTAAGAGAGACCTGCTCATTAACGATGGGGATATGTCGTTTATCTCGTCTGATGATGAGGACTTCAGGTGGATTGACGACTACGCAAACGGGAAGATTCAGGTTGGTCTTGACACTGGAGACGACAAGCTTGACGAGTACTTCAGGTACAAGAAGGAGTTCGTTATCATCAACGGACACTCGAACGTAGGTAAGACTACTATGGCTTTGTATCTGATGATGAACGCTTCAGTTCGGCACGGATGGAAGTGGGTTGTGTACTCGTCTGAGAACAGGACCGCATCCTTAAAGATGTCCTTGATGCAGTTCGCTGTGAACAGAAAGATTGGTGATATGACATACGATCAGCGCAAGAGCGCATACAAGTGGGTGAACGATCACTTCACTGTCATCAGTAACAATCAGGTTTACAGCTACTCTGACATCATTGTTTTCCTTGAAAAGATTATGAGGCAACAAGAGTTTGATGCTGTGTTCATTGACCCGTACAACTCTCTTAAGCTTGAGCTCAGTGGTAACGGCAGTTCTCACGACTACCATTACGAGGCGGCTTCTCAGTTCCTAACCTTCAGCAACGCCAATGATGTGGCAGTGTGGTTAAACATGCACGCTGTTACAGAGGCTCAACGGAGGAAAGGAGATGATGGCCTTCCAGTCGCTCCGTATGCAGAGGACACAGAGGGAGGTGGTAAGTTCGTGAACCGAGCGGACTGCTTCGTCACTATCCACAGAAAGGTACAGGCTCCCGATCACAACATCAAGAAAACTACTGAGATGCATATCAGGAAAGTGAGAGAGACAGAGACTGGTGGACAACCAACGCCTATTGACGACCCAATCACCTTCACAATGAACATATCTCATACTGCTTTCAGGTCAAATAATACTGGAAAGGAACTGTTTGAATCAATTGGCAATCAGTTCAATAACTATCGTCAGTTCAACATGCCTGTTAACCTGTCATTTTTAGAGAAATAGTCTGTAACTTTGCCTTAGTGAAGCGGCAAAAGCAAGGGACTACTAGACGTAAGTCAGCTAGAAAAAGACAGCTTGGAAAATACAAGAGCGGACTTGAAAAGACGTGTGCAGATTTGTTGTCTGAATCGGGGCTAAGTTTTGACTACGAAGAAAGGGAGTATGTGTTGGTCGATAGCTTCAACTACGAGGCTACTTATTGGAAGATGACAGCCAAGAAGAAAGAATTGACAGACCGAACTGGTCGAGTTGTTCTTCCGATCAAATACACTCCTGACTTCGTAGCCAAGGACGGAAGCTGGATCATAGAGACAAAAGGGTACACACCTTCTCACCACGACTTTCCGATGCGATGGAAATTATTCCTGAAGTATCTGTCTGAAAGAGAAGAACCATTACCTTCGTTGTTCATCTGTAGGAACAGACAACAAATAGAAGAAGCAATAGAGATAATTAAATCTAGACATGAATGAGATATCTAAATACGATCTGGCTAGGAGTTACACAATAGCCACTCAGAGAATACACGACCTTGTGATTGAACTTTACGAGTCTTTCTTTGATGAGGATGGTAACCCTCTCGAACATCCAGGTAGGATAGCCAACAACATAGTTGGGTATAGGCAGAAGATAAACCTTGAGTTCGACATGATAAGAGAAGCCGCTCAGCAAGCATACGAAGCGAACTATGATATCTCAGCAGAGGAGGAACTACTCTAGGTCTACTGGAAGAGTTGCTGAGGTCAGATTCAAAAGAGCGGCAGAAGGGTTAGGGTTTGATGTTAGGAAGTCGACTAACAGGGAAGACATTCACATGCACGTGGACTTTTGGTTGTGTATCAACGGAAAAGAATGGGGTGTAGACGTGAAAGGAAACAACCTGCCCGATGAAGTATGGGTTGAGTTTATGAACGTGTCTGGCAAGGATGGGTGGATGTATGGCGATGCCCACATCATAGCATTCGACATGCCAGAAGAAGGAGGGTTTTCTGTGGTAAACAGATTAGACCTAGTAGAGTACTGCGAAAAAAACGTAGAGGACGTTGTCGTCAGCAGCAAGGACGATGCATACCTCAAAAAGTATAGGCGAAAGGATCGACAAGACATGATCACTAAGCTTAACTTACTGGATCTTAGGAAGATAAAATCTTACAGGGTCTGGGAATATTTAAAGGATTACTG